TTTGAGATTGCCATGATACCGATGTCGGACTTGATAAAGGAGAAGGAGGCCGTGGCGCGCGAGCAGGAGATTGACCTGATGGGTGAGTCAATCGCGGCGCTAGCGTATTACGGTTATCTCCCTCCCGGGTGGACTATCCCGAGCGCCTACGGCGAGTGGGAGGAGCCCTACGCGGCACGCATCATGGAGCAGACCAATCAGGCGTCGATACAATTCGAGCCGGTGTCTTATCCAGTTGACCGCAGCGTGTTGATTTCCGGCCTCGTGCAGGGCGTTAATAACGGCGTGATGAGCCGCGAAGAGGCCGTGAGCGCATTGCATCCCGGGTGGAGTGCTGATGCGGTTCAGAGTGAACTTGACGCAATCAGTGAACCCTCGGGTCCAATAACTGTTTAAGTCAATAGTAGCGTCCGGTGGGGCGCACAACTCGGAGGTTGTCAGTGGACAATACAGCAGAACCCGGTGCCGTTGTCGAGAGTCCTGAGCCTATCTGGAAGAGAAGGGGTTTCGATTCCGATGAGGCCATGGACCGAGCGTTCGTAGCAGTGAAGGATGACCTTAAGGCGTTGAAAGCCAAGGCCAAGTCCCTGGAGGAGAGGGCGGCCAAGGCTGACGAGTATGAGAAGGTGCAGAACGAGAAGGCTCGGGCTGAGATGTCGGAGCTTGACCGTGCTAAAGCCCTCGTCGAGGAGTTGACGCGCAAGGTCGCATCTCACGAGGCTGATATCGCCAAGAGAGATAAGGCGCTGCTATACGAGCGCATGGTATCCAGCAAGATGTCCGGGGTGCCCGAGGCGGAGGCGAAGCTACTGCGGAGACTATACGACGCGGAGGCGTTGAAGGGCTTCGACACCGCTGAAGAGCTACAAGAGCGTCTGGATGCCGTTTTAGCAGACTGGCAAGCCTCCAAGCCAGTGCCGCAGCAGGGTAATGAAGGCTTCTTCAAGAGGCCGGCTGCTCCAGGAGCAGTTACGCCGCCTCCTCCGGCCGACCGCACTGGGCAGTTTGACGAGGCGAAGTTTGAAGAGCTTCGCCGGAAAACCATGAAGCCCCCACTGGGCTTGAAAAACAAGTAAAGGAGAAGGATAGTGGCCTGGACCCCTAGTTCCAGATGGTCTGCCGGCGGCACGGGTAGCGTGTTGCAGCCTGACTACTGGGTTCCCGCTATTGAGGAGCAGCTCCCGCTGTACTCCGTCTGGTCGCAGTTTCTCGGCCAGACCTACGGTGGAGTTGAAATCAGCGGCCCCGGCATGGGCAGGCACTTCAAGCTAACCAGCGTTGGTGACCTGACTGTTGTCTCTACGGCTCTAACTGAGGGCACTGAGGTCCCGGCCGAGAACTCTACCGCGCTGTCTCAGGTGACTGGTACACTTAAAGAGTACGGCAAGGCAGAGGTTATCGCCAACTTCGCCGATTGGGTTTCGAGTGTTGATATGCAGGCTGCGTCTGCCATCTCGCTCGCCAAGAACGCGATGAAGTCCCGCGACAAGCTCATAGGTGACACGTTCCTCGCCACCACCAACTACTTCGCGTGCACTAACGGCTCGACGATTGTCAAGAACGGCTCCGGCACTCTTGGCACCGCCCCGCTGAACTCGACGCACGTGAGGAAGATTGCCGATGAGCTTCGCAGGATGGGTGTTGAGCCCTTCGAGGACGGCCTATATCGCTGGGTCGGCACTCCTGGGATGTTCGAGACCCTTAAGGCGGAGGTTGCCAATCAGGCAGCCTATCTCGGCAGGGATTCTATCTATGCCTTCGGGCAGGTTATGGTCTTCGGCGGTTTCAGCTTTATCGAAGAGGTGGGCTCGGCCACTTCGACGACTTATGGCGGAACCGGTGCCGGAACTACCGTTGTCTTCGGGCGCAATGCAGTCTACGGATACGACAACTTCCTGCGCCCCGACCTGATAACCTACTACGCTGACGCCGGTCAGGACTTCGGTCGTGTCGGCAAGGCTGGTTGGTATGCCGTTGCTGGCTACGTCAGGCCGGTGGATGGCACGGCTAACGGCCGTGTCTGGATGGTCTATCACGCGGGCTGATAGGCGCTAGACCCTAGCAGGCAGAGGGGGCTCGAGTCAATCTCGGGCCCCTGATGCTTTCATGGGCAAAATGAACCTTAACCCCGTTAAGTTGTTATAGCCTATAGAGGGTTCTCTCCCCATCTAAAGCGAGGTATCAATGCGAAAAGACGTACTGCTGGGCGTGTCAGTCTACAATGAAGCCGGTCGGGTTAAGCCATGGCTTGAGCATTGGACGGGGCTGGTTGATGATATCGTCATCATTGACCAGGACTCCGCTGACGGCACGCTAACGGAGATTAAGGAGTTCATCGCGGGTTACACCGGTGAGTGTAACGTCGACCTATTCCGCGCGCCAACGCTGGGCATGTGCGAGCCGGTATTTAACGCGATAAGCCCCATGGCTGCGCAGGCAGGTAAATGGATGCTCAAGCTTGACGTTGACGAGTGGTTAAGCGCCGCCGAGCTTGATAAGCTGATGGCTATCGCAATGCGTGCGTTTAAGGAGCACCAGGTAACCACGGTTATCACTCCGCGCGTCAATCTAGTTGACGGCGTGAACGTTGCGCGTGCGACGGAGACTGACCCCGAGGGGTTGGACTATCAGATACGCCTCAGCCGTGATAACGCATTGGTGTTTAGCTATAACCCACACACCTATCCCGCAGTGCGCGGGAAATGGGTCATCGCGCGTGACGTTGCGATTGAGCATCGCCGCACCTTTAGTCAGGTAGTTGAGGCTAACATTAAGCGCTCGCGGTTTCTCCCGCAGGCCACCGTTGATGCGCAGATGGGTTTTATCAACCGCGTGGCTGCGATATTGGGTTTGTCTGATGAAGACGTTGCCGGCGAGGTGAAGAAGCATGGCTAGGAAAAAGCGCGCGCTTAAGTCTGAGCCGTTTCTTATTAAGCGTTGGGGCGGGTTGGGCGACTTGATGTTCTGCACGCCGGTCATCAGGCGGCTATCTCTGATGGGCTACTCCGTTCACGTGGCAACCACGCCGGAGGCGCTGCCACTTCTCGAGAACAACCCGCACGTCACGAAGGCGTGGGGGCAGAGCCGCGGCGGGCCTATCGGGTTTATAGATGACAAGTATCCGTCTGATTTAACGGAGTATGACGGCTATGCGATGCCGACGCTGGGCAGCCTGGGTCAATACTACGCCGGTGATGGCAGCATCTATCCCTTCAACGCCGTTGACTATTATCAGGTGATTGAAGTCAACTCCCCGCACGCCTTAACGTGGGCTTCGCAGAACTCTGACTTTATCAACGCCTATGACCTGCACTTCTCGTGGGCGCATATCGACCCCTGCCGAGTTCCGGCTCACGAGCGCAGGCCGCTTTACTATCCGACACGCCCGGAGTTGGAGTGGGCGGCGGGTGTCTTAAGGGATTTCCCGCGTCCGGTTATCATGCTGCAGCCCTATGCGAGTGCGCCACCGCGGACGCTTTATCGTGTGACTGATATGCTCGATGTGCTTAAGGAGCTTGACAACGTCACCGTATTGCTCTGGGAGCCTGCCCAGGGAGCCGAGCGGCGTGGCAATTGGCGCGTCATGTTCAGCGTACTCAACGGAGAGACGAACCCCGTCAACGCACTCCTGCCATGGCCTGATAGCATCACGCCGCATGATATCCGCGCGACTGCAGCGCTGATTACACGGGCTGACCTGCTGGTTAGTGCTGATACGTGTGTGTCCCACCTGGCCGAGGCGGTGCGCACGCTGCATCTGACGTGCTACACTACCGTCCCCGCGTGGACGCGTAGCCGTGATTATGAATACGAGTTCACCGTCGAGTCAACCTACAGGCGCAATAAGAAGACCGGCGAGTTGTGTAAATGCTGCTCCGTCGCGAGTGATTGCCTGCTTAAGTCACGTCAGGCCTTTAAAGCGCTATCTAAACGCGAGCTTGAGTTGTTGTCCCTGCTTAACGACGAGGCACGCGAGGCCGATGATATACCCAAGCTCCCGCCGGTTGAGCTCAATCACAAGCAGCCTCACGAGTATTTCGGGACTACCCCACACGCCCTGGCGGAGGAGGTTAATAGCACCCTCGGCAAACTAGCCTCTCTGCGTCATGGTGAAGCTCCGTGCTCGGCAAGTATAGACCTGGCGCGTGTTTTAACGGATACGCTTAACAGCGAGCGCTTCGCGACTAGGGAGGCAAAATGACGCCGATAGTGTACGTTATTGCCACCGCTGATGCAGCCCGCCTACGGGCCGTGTTGGATAGCCTGGTTGCCGTTGAAACCGTGCACGTGATTGACAATACCGACGGCGGGTTGAGCGTTGAAGAATATCCCAACGCCATCAACGGAGGACGCTCCGGCACCACGCGTGCCATTAACGCCGCATTGAGACACTTCACCGCCACTTATGATGCAGAACACTGCCCGGTGATACTCCACGACGCCTTTATCCCCGAGGCGGGGTGTGTTGACGTATTGACTGCGGAGATTGCCTCCGGGGCCGGTCTAGCCGCCCCCATGCAGGTCAAGGAGAGCAATCCCTCAATAGTTGCCTGCGGTGGTTACGGGGTGGGCTATCCCATGGCGCAATGCTTAACCGGCATGCGCGGCGCTGATAATATAGTGAGAGACACCCCGAGGTGGGTATCACTGTTAGCCGTCGCCCTCCATCCAGGCATGCTCTGTGAGGTGGGCATGCTTGACGAGTGGCTCGTTGAGTTTTACGCAGACGTTGATTACTGCCTGCGCGCAACGGCAGCCTCCTGGCCGATTGTCTTCAACCCCGCAGCGGTAGTTACGCGTGAAGAGCGGCGCCCGACCGGAAGCGAAACTGCGCAACGCCGTGTCGGGCGGCAGCTTATGCTTGACCGCTGGTATTTTGACCACAAGTGGGGCGAGGGAGCAATCCGGGGCGTCAGCTAGTCCTTCGCGCCAAACCGTGAACCATAGGGCCTGCTTATTGTTTATCTCAATAGGCGGGCCCTGCCCATATCATACGGGAGACTACATGCCTAAGTATTGCACGGTAGAAGACGCCGTCGTGTTCTACGAGGACTTCGCGTCACTCGTCAAAACTAACGCTGATGCTATCATAACTGCCGCTAGTGATTGGGTGCAGGCCACGCTGCTTGACTCTCACGGGCCGGTATTTGCCGAGAGCGGGACTACTTATCCCTTCTGGATTCGCAAGGCCGCCGCGTTGGAGAGTGTCTATCTAGGGCTTAAGCGGCGCATGGAGCAGGGGCAGACCTCTAGCTCCGGCTTTTGGAACAAGTTTCACGAAGACGCCGAGGAGATACTCCGCGGGGTTGCTGATGGCAAACACGTTATCCAGGTACACGACACTGCAGAGTGGGAGCGCGGCATTGCCCCGGCGGTGGGCGTTGATAACGGCACCGTCACGGCTCCGGTATACGGGTTATGCTTCTCCAACTCTGAAGTGCCCAATCAGTGGTTCCTCGGAGACTATCCGCGCACCTTCGTTGTTGAGATTGACGGCACAGGGAGTAAGATAAGCACGCAGACGTTCCGCTGGCAATACAAGCATGACGAGGGTTGGGTTGAAGAGGGTGTCCCGTTGAGTAAATCATGGACACCGCTAGCGCTGGGTGCTTATATCAGATTCGTTGACGCCGCACCGTTTGTTGCCGGCATGCGTTGGGAGATAGCGTGTCATCCCAATCAGGGGCGCGCTAGCCACGGGCCGGGTGCTAAATCGCATCAATTGGTGATGACGCGATGATAATTGGTTTTGAAGAGCTGCCCAGTCACCTATCAAGCGTGGCGTCTCATCTTAAGCCTGACGAGCTCTTTAGGCTTCTCAAGGATGAGCTCGAGCCGTGTTTTCGCGATGCGTGGGAGCGCAGGTTTGCCACGCAGTCCAATGCAGACGGCTCGCCGTGGAGCAGTGACTTGATAGACACCGGCGAGTTATACTCGTCACTACGCGTCACGGTGACAAGGGACGGCATCTCTGCAGGCCCCGGAGGGCAGCGCAACGTTGACGTTGCCGGTTATCAAGAAGAGCGCGGCAATAGCGTCGGTGGCGTTGACGATGAGCTTGACGAGCAGATTGCCACCGCGCTTGACAACTGGATGGGACGCGCCTTCGAGGGGAGATTCTAGTGGCATCGTGGAGCATTAACGACGCCGGGCATCGGCTAGGAGCGGCAATAATGACCGCCGATGAAGCTCCGCAGCTTTATCTAGTTGTCCCAAAGGACTACGGCAATCAGCAGCCGGCTAGTGCTAGCAGCTATTGGGTCAATATCGAGCAGGTTGAGGAGTATCGTGAGGCGGAGACTGCCAACTCTTATCTCCAGCACTTCACGCTTGAGGTGTGGGTTTGGGTGTCAACGCCTGAGCGCATAGAGAACGCCGCGAAGGTTATAGCCTCCAAGCTGCGCTCTATATACGACGCTCTCGAGTATAATAGCCTGGGCGGCTTCGCGCGGACCGCCCTGGATAACGAGTCCCTAGGCCGCGCTAAGTACGTGAAGGGGCCGGTATCGACAAACGCTCGTTACGGCGCTCACTTCACCGTGAAGATAGCAACCCAGGTAACCGTAGGAGGATAGCGTGTCTAAAGCATTATCTGGATGGCAGGCGCGCGTGGTCTACTCGCCGGAGGTTTCTATTGGCACTCCAGTAACCCCTGCGGTGCTATGGAACTCCACCGAGTCTGACTCGCTAGGTTTTGGCGAAGCTCCCATTGATATGATGGAGGCCTTCACGGGAGCGCGTGGCGCGTTGAGTAGACAGCTCCGCACGGGTGTATACGAGCCCGGGGGAGAACTCGGCGCGGCCCCTATCTACCTTGATGCCGACTCCAATCACTTCCTTGAGTTTAGCTATCGGTTTTTCCAGAAGGTGACCCGCACTCCGGTAGGGACTAGTGGGCTATACAACTATACCTTCTCGCCGATAGACACTCAACCCGACGGGGCGGCAATCAAGTCTCTGACGGTGCTTAAGGACACCGCCATGGGAACTGGTAAGTGTCAGCGGTTCACCGGCGCGATAATCTCGGCTATTAACTATAGTTGGGACTTCGGCGGCGCTATCATGCAAACGCCCACGCTGATGGCTCTTAAGGGCGAGGATAACGCAACGGCCCCGGGCCCCATCGCGCCACCCGAGGCGGGTTATCTGCAGGCACCCAACATGGCAGTCACCTTTAACGGTGATACTATCCACCCCGTAAGCTGGAGCATCAAGCTCGACTCCAACGTGGACGGCGTGACAGGACCGTCGACTGACGCGTTCCGCACCTTCAGCTTCGGCCAGGCTACGGGTGAGGTTGAGCTTAAAGTGTGGCGTGACGATGACTTCTACGCCCGCTACGTAGCCCCCTACGAGGCAATGGAGATGGGCACGCTGATAATCACCGCCAGCGTGGACACCTCTTATGGTGAGCACGTTAAAGATGACTCACCCTTCACTGCCACTTGGACGGTTAACACGCGCGCCAAGGCACGCCCCGAGCTTGGGCTATCGCGCGGGGAGATGACTGATACCGTTAAGCTAGACGTTGTCTTCGACGCCTATCCGACACTGGTGGTCAGCTCCGAGCGCAGCGCTGCGTTGTCGTAACACGCGGAGGCGCTGATATGGGAATCAAAGCCGGCTGGCAGTCCGCGCTGTATCTCGCCTACGAGTACAATCTCGGCAACCCGGGGACTTCTCCGACCTACTCCCTATGGCCCTCGGACGAGCCTGATGCACTGACTCTCGGTGAGACGCCTATCGTGCGACGG